GTTGCAGTCGGCTGCCAAACAGAGCGCGTCCTGAGACAGGGCCGCGCCGCCCTGCGCCTTCAGCGCCGCATAGACGCGCTGCTGGAGCGACCGTGGCCGTGCATGGTCGGCATAGGCGCAGAGGGGCGGGATAAGGGTAAGCTGGCTCATGGCGCCGCCTTGAGCGCTAGGCCGCAGATCACCGCGCCCATGCCAGCGTAGCCGAAGGCCGCGAGCTCCCGCGCCCGCCGCCGATGTTGGCATGTGCGGGGTGGTAGCGCGCGGGCAGCCTTGATGTGATCGCGCGCAGCCCACAGGAAGACGAGGCCAATTCCGAACCAGAAGCTTGCCATCAGTCAGGCTCCCCGCAGCCGCGCCCGACGATGCTCGCACCGGCATGATCCTGAGCTGTAAAGTCCCGCCAGTGGCGCCAGCCCGCCTGCGGGCAATGAAAGCCCCATTCGCGAACCTTCGGGCCGGTGGCGAACAGCGTGATCGCCCGGTTCGAGATGAGCTGCAGGCGATGGGCGGCGCGGGCGCTGCGAAAGCGCAGATGCCCCTCTGTCAGCGGCGCGCGGACCTGTATCCCGCCCGCGCGGGTCGTGTGCTCGTCGTAACGACCGAGCAGCATCAGCGAGAGGTTCGGCCAGGGATGATCGTGTAGCGCGCGGTCATCGTCGGAGCGCAGAACCTCGTGCAGGTAGAGGTTCGCGACGCGATTCCGCGGCACTATATGCCAGCGGCGTAGATAGGGGTTGCGTTCACCGCCGATCAGAACGTCCGGCGGCCGCGCCGCCATGATCTGCTCCGCGCGGCGGAGAAGCCGATAGCGGATGGGTCCGGGCACGATCATCATTCGATCCACCCCTTATGCGCGGGACGATTTCCAGCGGGCAAAGCCGCCTTCATTGCCGCCCGCGTCCTTGATTGCCGTGCGGTGCACATCATTCGATCCCCAATGCTGTCTTGTAGGTTTCGAGAATGGCCTCGGATTCCTGTCGATCGAGGCGGTCCTGCGCGCGGATGCGCAGGATGGTGTTGATGGCCTTGCTGTCGAAGCCGGAGCCCTTCGCCTCGCCGAGGACGGTCTTGATGTCGTCGGCGATGGCCTGCTTTTCGTCGTGGAGGCGCTCCAGTCGCTCGACGAAGCCCCTGAGCTCCTGCGCGGCGCTATCCGGATTGGCGCGAATGATCTCTCGCTGCACCGCCGCTGCGGAGCGCTTCCGCTTCTGCGGTATCTGCGATGCCGGGACGGGGCGCATGACGGTGCCGCCCTGACCGTCATCGACGGTGACGAAGCCCAGCGGTTCGGATGCGCGTTCTTTCGGCGATGACTTCGCTTCGCTCATTGCCACGCCGGATGCCTGGCTGTCCGGCGATGATTTCGCTTCGCTCATTGCCACGCCGGAGGTCATGCGGCCCTCCGTGTCGGTTCAGCCGCGGCGGGCTTGGTGAAGACCCAGCAATGGCGGCCCTTGTCATCGACGCAGTTGACATCCTTCGTGCCGATGAATTTCCGGCTCTTGGAGAGCGGCAGGTATTTCTTCAGCTCGACCATCGGTACGGGAAGCTGGAGGCGCAGTTCGTAGGCGCGGCGTTCGATCGTGGGCAGGTGCACCGCGATGTAGAGATCATGCTTGCGGTGGAAGTTCGTCGCCTCGGTCTTATCGAGATAGTAGCGCTCGATCTCGTCGAAGATGTCCCAGAAGTGCGCGATGACCGGATGGTCCGCACCGACGGCGGTATGCCGCTCGACACACATGCGCTCGATCAGCTCTTGCGCGGCCGCGCGCTCGGATTGCGCGATGACCGGACGGTCTCCGCTGCGCATCGCATCGGCCATGGCGTCCAGAGCCGCGGCGAGCTGCGCATGGTTGTGGGCGAGCCGCGTGTTCTGGACGTCGGGCCGCACCTTGTAGACCCCCTCCCAGTGCGCATGGCGCGCGGCGAAGGTCTCGAGGATCGTCTTTTCCTGACGGATCATCGCCAGCATCCAGCCGCCGATATCGTCCCGGCCCGCATTCTCGATGCGGCGCGCCGCTGCCTGCCCCTCTGGCGTATGCCCCTTCTTGGTGAAGGTCAGGCCCATGATGCGCTCGAGGACCGCCTGATCGGCCTCCCGGATCGGCTGGTTCTGCTCGATCAGGAGCGCGCCGCGGAAGGGCGGGTCGAAGGTTGTCACGCCCGCATTGGCGACGCCGCGCGCGCGCGGGCTGTGGCCGTTGTAGAGCTTCTTCAGCTCGTTCCAGTCGAACTTCTTTGCGTGGCTGTCAGCGCGGCGGTCGCCCTCGAGCATCACGGTCGGGAGATTGCCGAACTTCACCAGCTCGCGGGCGATGGCGGCGGCGGTCGCGGTAGACGGGTCGAACCCCTCATAGCCGTTCCGGCGGCCCATCAGCTTCCAGAGGAACATGATGAGCGTCGATTTGCCGGTACCGGGTTCGCCTGAGAGTTCGAGGAAGCCGACCGACTGATGCATCGCGCGGATCTGCTCAGCGAAGAGCGCCATGAAGAAGAAGGCGAGGACCACGGTCCCGCGCGGCCCGAAGGCAAGCTGGAAGTCGTCCCACCAGCCATAGTCAACGTCGGCATCGGGGGAGGGGAGGACGAACTCGCCGCTTTTCACATGCGGCTTCACGCCGACCTTACCGATGTCGAAGTAATCGTCATCGTTGATGGGGACGGCGCGCCCGTCCTTGACGGCCAGCTCGTCGAACATCCACGCGCCGTGATCGCGGCTGTAGCCGGAGAAATAGAGGGCATCGACGGTCTGGATGCCGTTCATCTGCCGCCCCATGATGCGGTCGAGCTGGGGCGTGATGCCGGAGAAGATCGCGCCGGGTGCGACGGAGATGATGCGCTTCTTGAAGTCGCCCGCTCCGGCGACGGAATTGCCGGAAAACTCGGCCTTCACCGACGCCTGTCGGCCCGGAAAATCGACGCGGAAATAGTAGGAGGACTGGTCGATTTCCTCGGCGCGCTGGAAATAGAGCGCACGGAAGGTGCAGTTCGCGATCTCGGAAACGCTGATCGTTTCCCTGGCCGCGAGTTCCAGCTTGGCATGCGGGTCCAGGTCTTCGTGATCTCCGTTCTTCGCCCACTCCTCGATCTTCGCATTCGCCTGATCGGCAGAGACGGAGGCCCAGAAGGTGCGGCCGCCAAAGGTAAAATCGAATGTCGGCCGGTTCGAACGTTTCCAGAGGAGGTAGGCCTTCGTCTTGGCAGACTCGGCCGTGGTAATGTCGCCATTCTCCAGCGCGGCCTGAAGCATGTCCCCGGACAGCTCGTCCGCGATCCAGAGGTCGTTCCAGTCGCGCTTGTCGCCCTCGCCGTCGGGACGGACCTGCGCGGCTCGCGCGGTCCAGCCTTCCTCGGTGGCCCGCTCGACATATTTACGGGCGAAGGTGACGCCGGCCGCACCGACGTCGAAGGCGAAGACGATGGTGGGCAGGGCTGCGTCCGCTGCCTTCGCCGCGACCCTCAGCGCCGCCAGAAAATGTTCCGGCCAGTTGTTCGTCGACAGCGTGGAGACCGCCGCCCAGGGCAGGCCGTCGCGGTCGAAGGCGAGCTGCAGGGCGGCGGCGTCGAAGATGCCCTCCGCGATCCAGATCTGCTCCGCGCCAGCGAGCTGCTGCATGGTGACCGAGGGATGGTGCCAGACATGGCCGCGATAGGACCATCCGCCCGGCATGTTCGCCTTGCGCTTGCCGAACCGGCGGGGCCGGTCGATGAGCCGTTCCCAGTAGCCGGGCTTCGCACCCTCCGGCGCGACCCCGTCATAGGCGCAGGGGATCGGGAAGCGGACTGTCGCGCTGGTCTGCCCGGCCCGGTCACGAAACAGTTCCTGCGAATAGGCACCGGACAGCTTCATCGCATTCAGGCCGCGCGCGTCCATCAGATAGGCCTTCGCCGCCGCCTTCGGGTCGGTATCGGTTTGCGGGAAGCGGTCCGACCAGTTGTCGAACAGATCCTCGTAGAGGTCGCGGGTGGACCATTCCTCGCCGCACTTGTTGATGCGTCCGCAACGCAGCCGCCAGGGCGTCTCCTCCTTGATGTAGAGCTCGCGCTGGCTGCAGGTGGGGCACTTCCCCTCACGCAGCCACAAGCCGCGCTCGCGCAGGCCGTAGTCACGCTTCAGCCGCTCGATAACTTGTCTGCGAATATCTTCCTGCATGATGGCAAGGCGGCTCCGTTCGCCGCGAGCGACCTGCTGGCGGCGGGGTGATTGTCGGTAAGGGCGGTAGAAACCGGCCTAGGCGGCGCGGGCTTCCTCTGGCGGGGGCGGGTGGGTTTTTTGCGGCGGCAGGACGACGGGCAGGTCGAGATCCTCGCGCAGCCAGGCGGAGCGGATGATGCGGACCGCGATCAGCTGGGCGACGAAGCGGATGCCGCAGTCATCTTCCAGGCACTGGTAGGTGATTTCGCGGATCAGGTCGGTCATCTGGCGGCTGCGGATGCAGTGCACGTCGCCCGAGCAGTTGGGGCACTGCACCTTCGGCGCCGCGTGGCGGCTTTTCTTGACCGCAACCGCGGCCCGGCGATCCGTGGATGATCCGCGCGCCTGTTTCACTGCCGGAGTTCCTCCTCCTTCGCGTCGAGCTCCGCGCTCATGGTGGCGGAGAGACTGCGGAGCGCATGCAGCGCGGTCTTCGCCTGGCGGATTTCCTCGCGCGTCCATTTGCCGTCGGACAGCGCGGTGGTGACCTCGGCGGCGAGGCCGCCAAAGGTCCGCGCCTGTTCGCCGACGAGGCGGTTGAGGTCGGTGCCGCCCGCCTGAACGTCGGGCAGCTTCGCCAGCGCATAGCCTGCGCGCGCGGCCAGATAGGCGGTGACGGCCGGGTGGCCGCGATGGCCGTGGGTGACCGCCTCCAGCGCCTCGATATCGCGCAGCGTCAGGCTGCACGTCTCGGTCGGGGACTGGCAGCGGCTGAGCTGCGAGGTCGACTTGCCGGTAATCTCGTGCGCGGCCTCCAGCCCGCCCGCCGCCGCGATCAGGTCGCGCACGGCGCGGGCCTGCCGCTGTTCGTCGATGGAGAGGGCCACGCTCATGCGGGAACGCCTCCCGCTGACGAGGCGGCGGTGGTGCTGTAGCCTTCAGGAAAGTTCGCCGATCCGCATCCTAGGGGGGACAGAGAGACAGACCGGCTCGACGACGTGCCTATCGTAACCGCCGCCGAAAAGGAGCCGAAACGGCAGCGGACCGGCCCGGCGCGCGCGAGGCAGTCGTGAGACCTACACGAGGGAAATGCGCCGAACGGAAACAAGGAAGGAATGTGATCATGATCAGGCGGCCACCCGCTGCGCGCCGCGATCCGTGCCGTAGAAGCGCTGGTCGGCCTCGTCATATCCCGCGCCGAAATCATCCGCCGCGTCGGGCGCGGGCGGATAATCGCGGGGGTAGATGTCCGGGCGCAGCTCGTGGCGCGACACGCCGTAGAGGCGCTCGGCCTTCAGCACATGCACGGAGGGCATCTGCTTGCCGCTGTTCAGCCACTTCCATACCGTGTTTTGCGATACGCCGAGATCGCGAGCGAGAGCGCTCTGCGACTTGGCAGCTTCGACGCAAGCGCAGAGCGCTTCGAAGCGTGTGCGGGCGGGGGTCTGATCGTTCGTCATGGCACCCACCTATAGCGACTCCTATAGATCGGTCAATAGGAAAACAGCAGTCGCGGAATATAGCGAGGGCTATAGGCTCCTGAGGGTGTCACTCTCAGAGCGTCTTCAGGAGCGGCTTTCCGCGCAGAGCATCTCACAAAGTGAGCTCGCTCGCCGCATCGGCATAGCACAAGCGACTGTGGCGAACCTGCTCAGTGGAAAGTCGCAGGGCTCGAAGTATATAGAGCGGATTGCGCGAGAGCTGGGGACAACCGCGGCCTATCTAACGGGCGAAGTCGATGATCTGGATTTCGGCGCGCCCGCCCGCGCAGACGCCGCGTCGGACCTGAATCTCGTCCCCCTGAAGCAGATCGACCTAGGCTACGGCATGGGCGGCACCTTCCTCGACGTGCCGGTCACCGCCGAGACGCGCTATTTCCCGCGCGAGTGGCTGCGCACCTATACGCGCGCCGCGCCGGAGGAGCTGTTCTGGGCTACGGGCATCGGCGATTCGATGTCGCCGACCATCAACGACAGCGACACGATGCTGATCGATACCAGCCAGCAGAGCGTCAGGATGGCCGACCGCATCTGGGCGCTGGCGCTGGGCGATGTCGGCTCGGTGAAGCGGCTGCGGCCCATGCCGGACGGAACGCTGAAGATCATGAGCGACAATCCGGCGGTGCCGGAAGAGATCGCCGTCGACGGCGAGGCAACGATCATCGGGCGCGTCGCGGCGCTGGTGAAGAAGGTCTGAGGGGGGGCGAAATGGCGGATGACAAGGAAACCGGCGGCGCGAAGGAGGGCGCGATCGGGTGCCTCCTGATCCTGCTTCTGTTCGGCGGCTGCGTGTGGTGGCTTTCTGATGAAGAGCCGACGCCCGATGAGTTTCCGGAGGCGAGGATGCCGACCGAGGACAACCCATTCCCGCAAGGGGAGGCGGCGAAAAACGATGCGCTGGCTCTCTGGCAATCGGTGGTCGGTTTCGCCGACCCCTGCGACGACGCTGCCGCGCGCGCGCAACAGACGGTGAACCAACTTGCCGCTGGTGAGGGAACGCGGATCGAGAGCTATCGTGTAGCCAATGACGCATCGCAGATATGCAGCGATGCCTGGCAGTCGATCTCGAGGCTCAAGGTACCGGAAAGTATCGAAGGGCGCGTCCGTGCTGACTTGGCCGAAGCTCTGAAAACCTGCGACACCACAATGTTTTTGCGGAAGGAATCGTATGAGAAGATGGCGACCGTGATCGACGGTGATTCCTCGCCCTCCTTAGTGGTTGCCTTTCAGGACGACACGGAGATGGCCCAGACAAGCGCCCTGCTTTGCGGAAGCCGATTCATCGGCGCGATGCTGAAGCTGGGTGTGGACGCTGAAGAGATGGATGATCTGCCGTAGTGCGCGCGCCTGAACGGATCGATCAGAACGAACAGGAGGGTGAGCATGTCCAAGCAGCCGAAGCAGAAGGCCGTCAGCCTCGACAGTATTTACCTCGACCTGGAGAACCCACGCCACGAGCCTTATAATACGCAGGCGGAAACCATCGAGTATCTGTGCAAGCGGGAGAGCATCCTGCCGCTGGCGAAGGACATCCATAAAAACGGCCTGAACCCGCTTGAGCTCTTTGCCCTGATTCCCGCCTCCCGCGACGACGATGACGAAACTTACTTCGTCGCGGAAGGCAACCGTCGGATCTGCGCGCTCAAGCTGCTCGCCGACCCCGATCTGGCACCGGCAAAGCAGCGCAAATCGTTCGAAAAGCTGAATGCAGACTGGGACGAGCAGGACAGCGTCCAATGCGTCCTGTTTGCGGACCGAGACGATGTGGACCTGTGGCTGAAGCGCATTCACGACGGAGAGCAGGGCGGCATCGGTCGCCGAAAGTGGGATGCCGACCAGTCCCAGCGGCATAGCGGCGATCCGAAAAACCGGACCGCGCTCGCCGTACTCGATTATGCCGAGGAACATGGCATGATCTCCGCTGACGATCGAAAAGGGAAACTGACGACGGTCCAGCGCTATCTGACCAACAAGCTCGTTCGCGATGCCATGGGTATCGACGCTTCGAATCCCGATGACGTGTCGCGGGATCGGTCGAAGGCGGACTTCGACCTGTTGCTGGCGAAGTTTCTGGAGGATCTGGCTCGCGGTGATGTCAACAGCCGGGCGAAGAAGGATCAGATCGAAGCCTATGCCCGAGAGCTGAGCTCGACCGATGGGCAAAGTCACAAACGGGTAGAGGCCGAGGCCCTGAAATCGCCAGACAAGTCGACCGGAAAAGGCGGTGCAAAGAAGCCGAAACCAAAGAAGCCTCGCCGTAAAACCCGAATTCAGTTCGAAGAGGACATCTCCGACGGACTGGAGCGGCTCGGCAGCCACAAATTGCCCAACCTGTATACCTCCATCTGCACGGTTTCCGTCCAATCCTGGGCACCGCTGGTATCCATTGGTGCGTGGGCATTTCTGGAGTCGCTATCCGCCAGGGCGGGCCGCAAAACCGAACAGGGCTTTCCGGATTTCTATAACAAGGCGCGGCTGCAAAAATACGGGGTCGCGCAGGGCAAAGGTGACAAGGCGATCATGGATGCAATCCGCCGCATCGCAAACTCAGGTGATGTCACGAAACATGATGCCACTGCGGCTTTGTTCAATGGCGAGCAGCTTGCCAACGACATGGAAAAACTAAGAGAATTGATATTGAAAACGATTGAGGAGGCCGAAGAGCTGAGCGCAGGATAAAGTTGTGGCCGAGCGGCCGTTACGGCCCTATATGGTCATGGCCCGATCCCATTCACCGCTTCGCTATCCCGGCGGCAAGACCTGCCTTTACGATATCTCGCGCCGGATCATGCGCGAGAACAATCTCGAGCGGGGACATTATGCCGAACCCTATGCCGGGGGTGCTGGTCTGGCGCTGATGCTGCTGTTCGAGGGGCATGCGAACGAAATCCACCTCAATGATGTGGACCGCACGATCTGGGCCTTCTGGAAAGCCGCGCTCGATTCAACAGAGGCGATGGTCGAGCTGATCCAGAACACGCCGATTACGATCGATGAATGGCACCGCCAACGGGCCGTCTACCTCAATCATGAAGATTTCTCGGACCTTGAGGTCGGGTTCGCGACATTCTTTCTGAACCGCACAAATCGATCCGGTATTATCAAAGGCGCCGGTGTGATTGGCGGCTTCGGGCAAACGGGCAATTACAAGCTGGATTGCCGGTTCAACAGAGACGAGCTTTCCCGGCGCATCAAACGGGTCGCGCGCTATCGATCGAGAATTCACTTGTACCGCAAAGACGCCCTCGCGTTCATGGCCCATGCCGACGCGGCGCTGCCGAGACGCACTTTCTTCTGTATCGACCCGCCATATTTCAACAAAGGGTCCAGTCTCTATACGAGTTTCTATCAGCCTGATGATCATGCCGCGGTCAGCGAGGCGATCCTCGGCCTTAGTCGCCCCTGGATTCTGACCTATGATCGCACGTCAGAGATTGCGGAGCTCTACAAAGCCCGCCGCCAATTTGCCTTCGACGTGAAATACTCGGTTCAAACCAAGCGCATCGGCACCGAACTTCTGATCGCCTCCAAGGGTCTGCGAATGCCCGAAGACGTCAGGGATTTGCAGGTTCACCGTCCGCAGTACCGCGCGGCTTAAGCGGCCAGTTCCGCTTCGAGATCGGTTGTCAGACCGCTGGTCGCGGACAGTTTGTGCGTGGCGCTCTTCACGATCCAGCTCTGGCCGTCGATGCCGGGATGGAAACCCTCCGCGACGAGCGGCTGTTCGGCGCCGATCTGCGGTTGGCCGAAGGCAAGGGTCAGTGTCAGGGTCTGCGGCGCGCGGCCCAAGCGGCGCAGTTCCGCCTCGCCGGCACGGCGGGCCTCCGCCTCGGTCGGGTAGATCTTGCGAAGGGTCTTCACCTTCTCGCTGCCGCCGAGCTCGACGCTTTCCTGCTTCGCGCCCTTGCGGTCATGCCAGCGCGCCTTCACGCCGTCATGCTCGGTCCGCGCCGCGACGCGCAGGCTGTGTTTGTCGCCGTCCATCCGGCGCACCGTCACCGATGGCAGCGCGGACCCGGAGACGGTCTGGCCCGCGCCCATCGGCGTGAACAGCAGGTGCCCGGCCTTGATCGTCGCGACGGCGTCATTCTCGCGGCCCAGGCGCTTCAGGAAGGCGAAGTCGCTTTCCCGGCTCTGCGTTACCAGCGCCAGCAGCCTGGCGGCGAGATCGGCGGCGATGCGCGGCGTCAGGCCGTGGCGGCCCGCGACCTCCTTGAGGACATCGCCCAGCGCGGTATCGGTCCAGCTCTGGTCGCGGCGCGTCTTCAGGCCCGCCGTCATGTCGGCGCTCTGCGCGGTCAGGGTGATGATGTCGGGCGGCCCGGCATGGGTGATCTCGCCGAGGATGAACCGGCCCTTGTCGACGAGGCCGCTGTCTTCCCAGCCGAGCTGCAGCGCCAGCTCGGACCCGGCGCGGGGGAGGCTGTTCGCGAACCCCTCCGCCAGCAGGGTGACGGACAGGCGGTCGGCAGCGTCCTCGCGCTTTTCGCTCACGCTGAGCGACTGGAGGTAAGGCCGCGCGGGATTGGTCATGTCGCGGCCGTCGACGGACAGCCGCCAGGCGGGGGTGCGGAGGGAGGTCATCCGGTTTGCGTCTCCCCTCCGGGAGCCGCCCTAAGCCGTCCCGCTCCCCCTGCCCTGCCACCCCTGAGGTTACACTGGCGGGTGGCAGGGCAGGGGGAGCGGGACGGCTTAGCAGCGAGGGCCGGATGGCAGGAGCATGATGAGCGCATTAACCCAAGGCTCCCTCGATGGAGAAGACGGAGAGGGGGTCCGCCGCGCGGTCGGTTGGTGAGGGCGTGGGCCGTGCCGGCGTGGGCGCGGCGGTCTGGTCGACGCGGGTCAGCTCGAGCGTCCATTCGACGCGGCGCGCGGTGCCGTCCTTCTCGAAGGATGATTTCTGCTCGCCGAACTTCGTCAGGATATAGTTGCCGTAGACGCGGCCATCGCCGCCGACGAGGGGCTGCGCCGCGCCCGCCTGCCGGATGGCGTCGAGGGCCTCCGCCGCCGCGGCGGCGTCGGTAATGCCCCACGCGCTGACGCCGGAGAGCGACATGGTTTCCGGGCCGGGACCGAGGAACTGAAACGCCCGTCCCGCACCGACGCGGTCCGCCGCCGCGAAGCGCGCCTCCCGGCTGTGCGCCTGCGACTGGTAGGGCAGCGTGGCGAGCGTGAACAGGAAGCTGCCGAGCGACATCATCATGGACCATCGTCCTCATAGGCGGCGAGGGCTTCGCTTTCCGCCTCGCGGTCGCGTTCCTCGAGGACGCGGCGGACCTCCTCGGCAACGGCGCGCTCATCCATGCCGGGTGCGGCGTGGATGTGAATTGTGACACCGCCGGAGGACGATGCGGGGCGGCGCGGTGCTGCACCGACGAAGGGCGCGGACGGACTGAAGCGCGGGGCGTCAAGCGACGGGGTACCAATGCTCGCCTGCGCGGCCAGCGGCACCGCGAGGGCCGTGCCGGCAGCGGTTCGCGCGAAGGCGCGTGCACCGTCTCGCAGGGCGACAATGGGCCCGTCGCGCGCCCGGTCGAGGCCGAGGGCGAGGCCGCCCATCATATCGCCGCCGATGCCCATGAAGACGCGGCTGGGCGAGCGGATGCCGAGCCAGCCCTTTACCTTGTCGACGCCGCCGAGAACGGTGTCCTTCAGCGCGGCCCAGACCTTGCCCGGCCCCTCCCGGATGCCCCGCACGATGCCGGACATCAGATCCCGGCCGACCTGAAGCATCTGGCCGGGCCATTCCGCCATGCGCGTTTTCGTTCGGGTCCAGAAGCCGCTGAACGTCTCACTGACCGATGTCCAAAGGCCCGAGAAGAAGGCGCTGATCTTGTCCCAGTGCTTGTAGATCAGCAGGCCCGCGAGTGCGATCCCGGTGGCGACAAGGATGATCGGATTGGTCAGCATCATCACGCCCGCCCGCAGGGCGGCGCGCCCGAGAAAGAGAAGGGCGCGGCCCGCCTTCATGATGAGGCCCGCCGCCATCGAACCCTTCAGCTTCAGCCAGCCCCATGTCGCGATGGCAGCCCTCTTGCCGGATAGAAGCGCAGCGGTCCCGGCGGTGCGAAGTGCCGCTCCTGCTGACCGCGCCGCCCGTCGAAGCATCACCTTCCGCCGAGCTAGCTGGCTTATCTTCGGGGCGGCTTTGCCTGCTCCAATTCCCATGGCTGCAAGACCGAACCGCAACATGAAGATCGGCCCGAAAAGCGCCCCAAGCGCCACCGTAAGCGCGCCGCCGACGATGAGTACGGCCGCCGCCCCTGCGGCGACCATCGCCAGGGTCCGCGCCGTCTTTG